GAACTCCATATTATTAATCAAGTTGAAAGTCTCGCGCTGCAGGATATAGGACAAGTTGGCCGCTGGATTCAGTGCGAAGAAGTAATATCTGAGTATGGATTTCTTGCAAAACATCCAACTACCGGAGCCGCAATTGCTTCTCCGTATGTCTCTATGAGTCAAAGCTACATGAAACAGGTTAATCAGTTGTGGTATCAAATTTTTCAAATTGTACGAGAAAACTGTTCAACAGAATTTTCAGGACTGCCCATTGATGATGCTATGGAAAAACTGCTGACCGCCAGAAAGAGGAACTGATATGGGTTGTGTGTTTAGCAAAAACACAGATGCCGAATTGCACAATGTGACTTTTGATTGTGAGAGTCCTAATTGCCAAAGAAGTATCTATTCCGAAGCAAAAAAATTAATGCAGTCAGAAAAAGTGTATTTCAATCGAGTAGGAAATGGCAAGAAAATACCGACTGTTCTCTCCGCACAGTTTGCAGAAAATCTTGTACGAAGTCGTCAATCCGATATGTGTATTTTAGAACATGGCGAACAAATGGTTGATTTGAGTGTAAGATATACCTCGCAAGCAATAGCTGCATGGAATCAAATAAGAAACATTTTAAAGAGTGGTGAATCAAAATGAACACAACTACAGAATTTCAGCTCGTTGATATCGACAAGTTAGTGCCATACGCCAACAATGCCAGAACGCACAACAAGGAACAGATCCTGAAACTTCGCTCTTCTCTGCGTGAGTTTGGGTTTGTGAATCCGGTTATTATTGATCGGGAATACAATGTGCTGGCTGGTCATGGCAGAATCGAAGCGGCAAAGGCAGAAAATATTTCAGAAGTGCCATGTGTATTTGCCGATCACCTGACCGAAGCACAGAAGAAGGCATATATTCTTGCTGATAACAGAATGGCATTAGATGCCGGCTGGGATGAAGAACTCCTTGCTGTGGAAATGGAAGAATTGCAGAATCTCGGTTTTGACCTTGGTCTGACTGGCTTTGATGAAACTGAAATTGCAGATTTGTTTGATACAAACAGCGGTGACACAGTGAAAGACGATGATTTTGACCTCACCACTGCACTGGAAAAAGCTGCATTTGTACAGCGTGGCGACATCTGGACAGTTGGCAGACACAAGCTGATGTGTGGCGATGCCACATCTGCGGAGGATGTATCTGCTCTCATGGGTGACACCAAGGCAAATCTCATTCTGACCGATCCTCCCTATGGCGTTTCGTTTAAGAGTGCCAGCGGTTTGACCATACAGAATGACAGCATGAAGAACGAGGAGTTTTATACATTTCTGCTGTCCTCCTTTCAGCGAATGGCAGAACATCTGGAAAAAGGCGGCTCTGCCTATGTATTCCATGCAGATACCGAAGGGCTGAATTTCAGAAAAGCATTCATTGATGCCGGATTTCATCTTGCAGGCTGCTGCATCTGGGTAAAAGACAGCCTTGTGCTGGGACGCTCGGATTATCAGTGGCAGCATGAACCTGTGCTGTATGGCTTTATGCAGAACGGCAAGCATCATTGGTATTCAGACCGCAAGCAAACGACCATCTGGAATTTTGATAAGCCGAAACGCAATGCAAATCACCCAACTTCAAAGCCACTTGACCTTTTAAGCTATCCTATCGGAAATTCCACACAGGCAAATGGTGTAGTTATTGATACGTTTGGCGGCAGCGGTTCTACTTTGATGGCTTGCGAACAAATGAATCGCATCTGTTACACCATGGAACTGGATGAAAAATATGCCTCGGTGATTCTTCGCCGGTATGTGGAAGATACGGGAAATGCCGATGGTGTGTATGTCGTGCGGGATGGAAAGCAGATTGCATACTCTGAACTGGTGAAAGAGGTGGAAAAGCCTGATGAATAAACCGCTCACCCTTGGCAGCCTCTTTGACGGCAGTGGCGGTTTTCCGCTTGCCGGACTGCTGGCAGGCATTGTGCCTGTCTGGTCTTCTGAAATTGAACCGTTTGCCATTCGTGTGACAGAAAAACGGCTGCCGCAGGTACAACACTTCGGCAATATTAGCGGTCTGCATGGTGCAAAGCTGCCGCCTGTGGACATCATCACCTTTGGCAGTCCATGCCAGGATATGAGCATCGCCGGAAAACGAACCGGTCTGAGCGGCAGCCGTTCTTCTCTGTTTCACGAAGCAATCCGTATCATCCGAGAAATGAGGTGTGCAAGCAATGGTAAATACCCAAGATACATCGTCTGGGAAAACGTCCCCGGAGCATTTTCCTCTAACGGCGGAGAAGATTTCCGCTGTGTCCTCGAAGCCATCTGTTCGGTCAAAGACAGCAGCATTTCAATTCCTCGACCTGCGGGAAAATGGACAAAAGCCGGAGAGATTCTGGCAGAATCCTATTCCCTCGCATGGCGAGTTCTTGATGCACAATACTGGGGAGTGCCCCAGCGAAGAAAACGGATCTTTCTTGTCGCAGATTTTGACGGAACAAGTGCCGGAAAAATACTATTTGAGTCCGAAGGCTTGTCAGGGTATTCTGCGGAGAGCCTCCGTGCGTGGCAAAGAACTGCCGGAAGTGCTGCGGACAGCTCTGGAACGGCAGGCTTGTGCTTGTGTGACCAGGGCGGAGAACGCATAGACATTCTGAAAGAACGAGCTGCCACCCTTCGGGCAGAAGCCCATCATCCGCCTTGTGTACTGGAAAATCATCCTGCTGACAGCCGGCTTCAGATCTCTGAGAACGGAAAAGTACAGACACTGACTTCCAGATGCGGAACCGGCGGCGGAAATGTTCCGCTGTTGATGGATACACCGAAAACACTGAAGATTCGCTGCGGAAAAGCCGGCGGTGGAAAAGGCAGTCTGATACAGGAAAACAAATCTGCTACGCTGTCCTGCAACAATGACCAGACTGTATTTCAGCCGAAAGCGTACGGCATCAGTTCCTTTTCCAGCAATGCCATGCTTTCCGGTAATCCGCACAGTGGCATTTATGAGGCAGATACTTCCCGTACTTTGGACACCAGCGATCAGTCACCAGCAAAAAACCAAGGCGGTATTGCTGTGCTGGAAAGTTATGCTTTGCAGGGCTCAATGATTGGTCGGTCTGACCAAAACGGACCGCAGGGCGGCGGTGTCAACAAAGAGGTCGCTTTCACTTTGAATGCTACCGACCATCATGCAGTGTATGCTGCTTCTACGGGAAATTTCAGCAGTGCATTTCGGGAAACGACCCCTACACTGCTGGCACGGGACCACAAAGACCCCAGTATCGTTTCCAGCGGTTATGCGGTTCGCAGACTGACACCGCAGGAATGTGCAAGACTGCAGGGATTTCCGGATCAGTGGTGCAGTGACCTGGCATCGGAAAATCCCACAGAGGAAGAAATCGACCGATGGGCAGCTATTTTTGAAGAATACCGAAAAGCGGTAAAACCGGAGAGCCGTCCCAAAAGCCGAAAGATGGTACAGAAATGGCTGCAAGATCCATATCGTGATGCAGCAGAGTACCGCCTTTGGGGGAATGGCATCTGTCTGAATGTTGCTGTTTTTGTACTTGCTGGAATCGTCTGGGCAGATTTGTGATCTGTTACAAATGACGGCCGAAACATTCTACACATCTCACAGTTGCTATCTGTGGGAAACAGAGTTAATATGTGTCATGGCGAAAGCAAAAACGCCGAAAGAAAGGAGTTTTTCACATGACCATTACTTATCACAGTCAAAATCGAAAGGAACTGGTGAAAGCCATCAGTGAGATTATCGGCATTCCGGCAGTATATCAATTCATGCCCACCTGTGCCTACAAAATCGGTGAATGCTACACTGTTACCAAGTCCGGTAATCTGGAAATCAGCGACCAAGCCGACCGTGAGGAAACAGAACGGCTTCTTGCCGAACTGGAGAATCAGGGCTATGCTGTTCCGGACACATCAGAACTGGAATCTAAAGGCTTGACTGTGCAGATGCCAGCCGATTTCTTCACGGAGCATACACTGGGCAATCTCCGGCAGATCTGTGAAAACAAGGCTGCCCTTTTTCAAACTGCTTTTCAAACCGATTCGCTGGACATCATTTCGTCTGATGAAAGGGTGGAATTCCCGTGGTTTACAGTCGAACAGGATGGTGATGCAAATGCCTACTGTACTTTCATTTCCATGCTCTGCGAATTTGCCAAGAACCAGAGCCGCATCAACCGCAAACCGGACACCTCCGACAATCCCAAGTACACCATGCGGTGTTTCCTGATTCGTCTGGGAATGGTGGGGGCAGAATTCAAGGCGGCAAGAAAGGTCATTCTTCGGCATCTGTCCGGCAATTCCGCATTCAGAAAGGTTGGTGATACTGATGCAGTTTCCGAGTAAGTCTTATCTGGAACAACTCCGAAAGCAGTATCCAAAAGGGACAAAATTACAGCTGCTTTCTATGCGGAATGAAACATATCCGGTTCTTCCTGGAACAGTCGGCGAGGTCACGCATATTGATGATGCGAGCAGCATTCATATGCGGTGGGAAAACGGTTCTTCCCTTGCTCTGATTCCCGAAATCGATAGTTTCCAGACCGTATCCGAGGCGAAAAAATAAGGCGAAACCTCCTCCATTGTACGGTATGTTACCATACAATCGCAAGAATTGCAAGAGTGTATTCTACACAATCTTTTGACCTCGTTTTCTGTAGATTTAGCCACTTGCTATCTCCTCCGTTTAGAGTTAATATGGTTACAACAAAAGGGAAAAAGCCTGAAACTACGGAGGAAAACATTATGAACGCTAAAACAGAAAGACAGATTGAAAACCTGAAAAAGCAGACCATCGGCGTGGAGATTGAGATGAATCACATCACAAGAGAGCGAGCTGCAAAGCTTGCCGCAGACTTTTTCGGAACAGGCAGATACGAATTCACAGCAAGCCGAAACGGCTACAGCACTTGGTCAGCATGGGATGCACAGGGCAGAGAATGGAAATTTCAAAAGGATGTCAGCATTGCAGGATGCGATGCCGAAAAGTGCGAACTGGTCACACCGATTCTTCACTACAGCGACATTGAGACCTTGCAAGAACTGGTCAGAAAACTTCGCAAAGCCGGAGCAATCAGCCATGCAGGCATCGGAGCCGGGGTTCACATTCACATCGGTGCCAACGGACACACACCGCAAACTCTGCGAAACCTCGCCAACCTTATGGCGAGCCACGAACGGCTGATTGCAGATGCTCTGAAAATCGACCAAGGCAGAATGAACAGATATTGCAGAACGGTCAATCCCCAATTCATCGAACAGCTGAACCGGAAAAAGCCCACCAACATGGCACAGTTCGCAGACATCTGGTATACGGCAAACGGTGCAAATTATGGCAGAGATCAGCACTACAACGACAGCCGATACCATATGCTGAACTTCCATGCCACCTTTACAAAGGGAACAATCGAATTCAGACTTTTCCAGTTTGACAAGCCTACAGCTGAAAAGAAAAATGGACTCCATGCTGGGCAATTGAAAAGCTACATTCAGCTTTGCCTTGCCCTTTCCGAAATGGCAAAGGAACTGAAAACAGCAAGTCCAAAGCCACAGCAAACGGAAAATCCGAAATTCGCCATGCGAACATGGCTGATTCGGCTGGGGCTGGTCGGCGAGGAGTTCGCCACCGCCAGAACGTTCCTTACCAGAAACTTGGATGGCGATGCAGCTTTCCGGTTCGGCCGATAAAGAGACAGCCTTTTGCTACCAGCTACACCAGACCGCTTCGGCGGTCTTATGGTGGTGAAAGGGTATCCCTTTCAGAAAGGATTTGATTGCATGAAAAAGTTTTACCTTGCCTACGGCAGCAATCTGAACGTGAAACAGATGCAGTTCCGTTGCCCGGATGCCAGAATTGTGGGGATTGCGGAGATCCCAAATTACCAGCTGCTGTTCAAAGGCAGCAAGACCGGCTCCTATCTGACCATCGAACCCAAGCAGGGCTGTACCGTTCCGGCGGCAGTCTGGTCGGTGTCGGAACGAGATGAACTTGCTCTTGACCGCTATGAGGGGTATCCCCATTTCTACTACAAAACGGAACTGGAACTTCCTCTTGCAGAAACCGGGAAAAAGCTGACCGCCTTTGTGTACATCATGCACAAGGAACGGAAACTGGGCATTCCCACTTCTGCCTACATCCGCACCTGTGTGGACGGATACCGCCAGTTCGGTTTTGACATGAAACACCTGCGGAAAGCCATGGACATCAGCGAACGGGAGGTGTACCACCATGAAAACGGATAAGCCAGTTTCGGCAGTCTGCCCACTTTGCGGAAAACCCTACTCCGGTGTTCCGGCACTTTCCAGAACGGACAACCAAACGCCCATTTGCCCGGACTGCGGCATTCGGCAGGCACTGGAAAGCATCGGCGTTTCCACGGAGGAACGGGAGAAAATCCTGTCTGTAATGCACCGAAAGTTCCCCATGTAACCGCCCTGTTTGCCCTGTGTGGGCTTTCAGAGCACTTGCCGAAAAACTGCCCAAAGTCAAAACCAGCCCCACACAGGCGAACTGTGCGGGGCTTGGTTGGTAGCTGCGATTTTCCGAGATGCCTTTTCCATTGTACTGTATTTTACCATAGAAAAGCAAGTTTATCCAGTGTCAGATCCACCAAATATACAGCGGAAATATCGCCTTATGTTCTGTACATTTAGCCGCTTGCTATACGCCGAAAGGTATGGTAATATACAGTTACCGAAAGGGAAAACAACCAAAAAAACGGAGGAAAAACACAATGGTAGCATACGGAATCGCAAAGGCAAGAGCAATGGCAAACAGAACGGACTGGAACGAAAGAACCGAAATCACAAAGGCGGTCATCACCTGGTTCGATGCGGACTACGAATACGAACTGGAGATTGAAAACGAGGACAGGATGGACAACGAGGAGTTCACCGCATGGGTTGAGGAAAACGCAGAAAGCCTTGCAAAGGCAGATGCCGAGGAAAACGGAACGACCTTTGAGGAAATCGACTGCATCGACTTTACGGAAAAGGAAATCGATGACGATGCCCTTTTCGATGAGGAGTACGAGGCAGCCTGCGAATTTGAATGGGAGTGTCAGACCGGACGGTAATCCAAAACCATAACCCAAGACCAAAG